CGCTCCTAAAGCGCCCGCGGCTGATCTGTAGTGTAGATTGGCACAAAACTCATTTCGGCGAGAGGAGGTGAACTTATGGAAATTTTCCCAAAGCGTGTGCGTAGGCGGTATACGTCCAATCAGACACCAATTTTCTGTGGTCGTAATTATATGACCACGAACGGAGGTGCGAGTTGGACGCCTGCTTCGGATTCGAGCTATAATGCATCAGCTCGAACATACGCATCTGTTGACGTTTGCGTGGATGCAACGCATCCAGGACCCCCTTATCGTAGTGGTGGACCCTTAGGGGTTTGTCACTACGACGACCCTATCGTGTTGTTTTCATCCGGTACATATTACGGATGGATGTCAGCAAGCATAGGGTATAAGTATGAGGGCGGGTTCGTTAACAGTGGTGCACCAAGTTTTTGCCCTTCAGCTTGGCTACGGTCGAATTCATCTGCCGCGGCTTTACTGAATTATTCGGGCGATGGTGTACCATCACTTGGGGACATAAGTTCACAAGGAGCTACTGCCTGGAAAAAGTTTAGACCAGGCAACCCAACAGCGGACTTAGGCGTTTTCCTTGGAGAACTAAGGGACGTTCCAAGAATGCTGTCAGGTACAGCCAAGTTCTTCCGCGATTTATGGCGGTCGATGGGCGGCAATCGAGGGTCTTTTGGACCTAAGAAAGTAGCCGATGCTTGGCTAAACACCCAGTTTGGGTGGCTTCCATTCATCTCCGACTTGCGTAAGTTTTATACTGCTTACGTATCTCTTAGCGATAGATTATATCGCATAAAGAGAGACAACGGAAGATGGTGTAAGCGTGGGGGCTCCTTACCAGGGGATTCTTATTCAGAAGTACTAGAAGAGTCAAAGACGGCAACTAAGATTTTTCCGTCTTTGAACTACTATTATTTCGCGAATCCCCCAGTTCCCGGGAACTATACCCTCACCGGTTCTTACTCACGGCGGGTATGGTTCGAAGGCATGTTCAGGTATTGGATTCCTGACATAGGTACTCCAGAATGGGAGTACCGTGCCATCCTAGACATCTTTGGGGCTTTTCCTTGCCCTAGTCTAGTGTGGGAACTCACTCCTTGGTCGTGGCTAGCTGACTGGTTTACGAACGTTGGTGATGTTGTTGCCAACATGTCGACTGGTTATGCAGAAAACCTAGCCGCGCAGTACGCCTACGTAATGGGTACCACCCAAATATCCACGTGTTGGGATACTTCTCTCAATACAAAACAGGGTGTTATCCACAATTCGAGTGGTTATACGGAAACGTATAAACACCGCGTAGGCGCCAGCCCTTTTGGGTTTGGTCTGACGAGCAATGATTTTTCTGCTCGCCAATGGTCTATCCTAGCTGCGTTAGGGCTTTCTCGCCTGAAATTCATCTAGGACATTCCATGTCTGAATCAGTAGCTGAAACCTGGCGCCTTCGACAAGCGCTGGCTGGTTACTGGTCCTTTAGCGTCGGAAACTAAAACCGCTTAGGAGGTTCACCATGGCTTTCACTGATCCACAATCTGTAACTATCGATGGAGTTGCCCACACGATGCCGCGTGTTTCAAGCGCGGCCTCTCAAAGTCTCTACAGCGAAGCTACCGAGGCTCTAAAGATGAAACTTTCTCATCAAGAGTCCAAGGGACGCACACGCAGCATGGCCAGATTGGACATGCGCGTGGTTGCTGCAGACCCGTTGACGGCTGTCAACGAGTATCAGACTGTGGGTGTCTATCTTGTCGTAGATAAGCCGGAATTTGGTTTTTCTATCGACAACATAGACGACATCATCCAGGGGTTTAAAACCTGGTTGTCTACCGCGAATGTCACCAAGCTTTGTGGTTTGGAGCATTAGCTCTAATTGCTTAGTTGGTGCAAACGGGGGGGATGAATGCATTTATCCCCCCCAGCGCGGAGATAGTTACGATTGCCTCCGTTAACGTGGAGGAAAGTGAGGGCTGTGGCTGGATGTTTACCTCCAGTAGGAGGAAGCATGAAAAGCCACGAAAGAGAACTCACCGAGCTGGCGTTGCACATTTTAGAAGATGTGCACGCCGTGTGTGCCACTTTAGAGTCAGCCGTACGTGACGCAAAAACACTAGCGTCACGAGTCGAACACGAAGGGTTATCGTTTCTTACAATAACTCTTCCTAGCTTTGGCGTAGCTTTCGAAAAATCGCTTAGCCAAGGTCAGATAGACCCGAATGACTTCCGAATGTTCAAGAAGTCACGACAAATCCCAGCATTTCTGCAAGGTATTGTCGGTCTTGTGTTCGATGCTGATACAGGGAGGATCCAAAATGAACCCTCAGTCGAAGCAATTAAGGGTATACGACAAGTTGCGTATGCTTTTAAAAAGCTTAAGCTGGCCTGTTCGTCCGCAAGGACAAACAGGGCTTTCCTCGGGTTTTACGAGGATGAGCACGATCTTGAAGTCGCCATCAGCCAGGAAGACACTGACTATTTCGACAGCGTCTGTAAGTGTCTATGGTATGGTATATCTGATACTCGAATTACTTCGAGTCTCGATGCCATACCTAAACACGGTCCTGGAGCTACTGCAGAAAAACTAACGGGAAACCGGAAGTATAGTATGCAGCGGTGGCACGACCGACTCGAATCATACTTCCCGATGTTGAACTTCGTGTTCTCTAACGAGAACGCTTACGGATCATCGGAATTCGAGCGTGTATCGGTCGTTATGGAGCCGGACGAACAACCCGTAAGGGTAATCACGGTCCCTAAGACTCTCAAGGCACCCAGAATCATAGCGATAGAGCCTGTCTGTATGCAATATGCACAGCAGGCTCTATCTCGGGTTCTCGTAGAGAAACTCGAGAAGTATCGATTAACTAAGGGTCATGTGAATTTTACAGACCAAAATGTAAATCGACAACTTGCTATGAACTCTTCTAAGTCGGGTTTAATGGCAACATTAGACCTGTCTTCTGCCAGTGATAGAGTACCTTTATCTCTGGTGGGTCGTATGTTTCAGTGGGCTCCAGAATTTTTTGGAGCTATTGTAGCATGCCGATCGAAGAGGGCGCTTATGCCTTCAGGCGATGTACTGAACCTGAAGAAGTTCGCGTCTATGGGCAGTGCTCTGTGTTTTCCAATAGAATCCATGTACTTCTACACTGTATGTGTAGGGGCTCTATTGCGGAAGCACAGCCTTCCTGTGACGTTCCAAAATGTCGAAAGATGTTGTCGGAACGTCTACGTCTATGGGGATGACATTATTGTTCCCACGGACGATGTGGCTACTGTCATTGACCACTTGCAGAAGTACTACTGTAAAGTGGGACACGCGAAATCATTCTGGACTGGAAAGTTCAGAGAGTCGTGTGGAATGGACGCGTACGATGGTAGGTGTGTTACTCCTACCTATATACGTATGCTTCCACCTAATGACAGGCGGGACGCTAGTGCACTAATCTCCTGGGTACAGACTGGCAATCAGTTTGAACAAAACTGCTACTGGTCCACGGCCTCGTTCCTCCTGAAGAGGTGTGAACGAATCCTAGGCAAATTGCCTAGCGTAGGGGGTGAATGCGCTGGTTTAGGCAGGTTAGACCCATCGGCTACGGTAAATAGCTACGGACATCATGTCCAAAAGCGCTACAATCGTAGATACCACTGTCTTGAAGTAAAGACGTGGGTTCCGACACCAGTCTATCGCACAGATCGACTGGATGGCTACCTAGCCCTGACGAAGTGCTTGCTAAACCTCGAATCGCGCTTAAGCAACGCGACTAAGGTTCAAAGCGATCACCTAGTCAGAACCGCACGGTACGGCGCCGTTACACTTAAACGCCGGTGGGTACGCCCCTATTAAAGGCGTACATGGCGGCCCGCAAGGGCCGCCTGGGGGGGAGATTCGTGCTTCTACTCGCAAGAGGGGATGCTCGGCTGTGCATCCCCCCCAG